GCTGCCTGCCATTATGGCGCTGGCATCCTACAGAATGCCTATGGTCGTTACCTAGCATATGATTCCAGCATCTAATCCAATTTAATCTATTTTGGATTGGCAAAAAGGCTGCTTGACAGCCTTTTTGTTTGACCGTATACTTAAACTATGAGAATGTTATTGATCTTATCTACAATGTTGCTCGCAGGTTGCTCTACCATGATGTGTCTTGGCACGGGCACCTGTATAGATGGCGCAGGCTCCTATAACCCCACTGTCAGAGGTGGTGCGTTCACTGCCTCTACTGTGATATTACCTTCAGGCACCTATGTCATCGTGCCTAACTATTCTACTGGTCAGATTCAGTCAGTGATCCAAACCAGCCGAGGTAAATAAACACACAACAGCAAGTGACTCTGCGGTTGAGATATTTTCTCCAAGATATCGGAAACACTCTAAAGGACCCTTAAAAAAGGTCCTTTCCTTTTGGCTCTGCTAAATACACGGACTATCGGGAAGGACCCGATCAGCATTATTAGAGAAGAAGGACTTCTGACATGGCCTACGCAGACCTAGATGACCTATTACAGGTCGAACCCACCATACAAGAATACGGCGTCCTAGACTGGGACACTGAACTCAGCCGTTCAGAACTAGAAATCAATCGTGTTCTCCGTGTTAGATGGTATCAGGGCTATCAGAAAGAACATCCTTCAATCATCAATGTTGACCTAGATGTCACTAAATTAGACTCTACACAGTTCACTCAGGCCACAGTCTATCACGCATTGGCCTATCATATCTGTCCTAAACTCACACAGCATTCAGGTGGAGAACCAGACAAGTTCCAGGTCATGATGAACTATTATCAAGGTCGCTTTGAGCATGAGATGGATCTCGTGCTTCGTGAAGGTGTCCGCTATGACCTAGATGATGATTCTACCTACGAGCGATCAGAAACAGGTCGCAAAGACACTAACAGATTGGTCAGATAATGGCACAGAATCTACGCCAACAGATATCAGAGAACATAGTCACTGTTCTGGGTGAAATCACAGATCCCAGACTGGCATTGATCACTCGCGAACCATTCAATGTCGCTGAGATAGCCATCACACAGTTTCCAGCAGCCTTGATCACAGCCACAGTAGAAGAACGTGAAACCATAACCATGGGAGCCCCGGGAGCAGGTCGCAGATTAGGCACCATAGACTATGTGATCCGTGGTTTTGTCAGAGGCAATGATCTGGATCGCCAAAGGAACGATCTCATAGAGAGCATAGAAGAAAGCCTAGATTCAGATCGTTACCGTGACCTTACACCCTCAGTGGTCATAGACAGCCAGGTTCGCAGGATTGAGATACAGGAACGACAGCCACCATTGGCTGAATTTGTCATTGAATTCCAAGTCCGCTACAATTATCTAAGGGCCACTACATGAAGATACATCTAACCAAACTAGGCATGACCAGATACTGTCAGCCTAATCAACTTGAACAGCACAAGGCAGCTGGATGGCGTGAAGTCACAGCAGCCAAAGAACAGGCCGGAGAAGAAATTATTCGTCTCAAGCCCGCGGTGAAAACTAAGGCCACCGTAAGAGCCTTAGACGAAGCCAACGACACTACTAAAGGAGACGAATAATGGCTATTATAACAGGAAATAATGGTGTAATCAAACTTGATGCATCAGTAGGTGGTTCAATCGCTACCATCGCTAATGTCAGAAACTTTTCTATTGAACTCACTCGTGACACCATCGAGACCACAACCATGGGCGTGGATGTCCGCACCTATGTGAATGGTCTAAGTTCATGGTCAGGTTCAGCTGATATCTATTTTGATCCAGCAGCCTCTACAGGCACTATCGCCACTCACGCGGTGTTGAACCCAACAAGCGGCACAGTAGGACAGAGCACACTGAGTTTTGAAGGTATTCTAAACACAACAGCAGGCACATTTGGTGGTGAGATCATCATCACTGGATTCACTGTAAACTCAACCATGGACGGTATGGTAGAAGCATCAATATCCTTCCAAGGTTCAGGCGCCTGCACATACACAGCCTAAGGAGCGAACCATGGCAACACTAACAGGAAACAACGGCTCAATCACTGTAAACTCAGTGAATGTGGCCAATGTGAGAAATTTCTCAATTGAGATCACCGCAGACACCATAGAAACAACCACCATGGGTGTGGATGTTAGAACCTATGTCCCAGGACTGAGTTCATTCTCAGGTTCAGCAGATGTCTACTTTGATCCCGCAGACTATGACACCAATGAATCTACATTTAATCCCACTGCAGGATTGGTAGGTGCTAGTGGTGTAGCTGGCAAGTTCTATATCCAAGAGAACTACTCCAGCACCAATGATTATGCCTTCACTGGCACGATCATAGTCACAGGTTGGACAGTAAACACTACTATGGATGGATTAGTAGAAGCATCTATGACCTTCCAAGGCACAGGTGCAGCCACTTATTCAACCACAGCGGTCTAATCTATGTTGAAGATTGAAGTTCGCGGCATTGACTCTGCTATCCGTGAGGTAGAGAGTCAGTTCCGTGAGCATCAGGAGCGAGTCATGGATCTGATCCTAGAAACTGCACCCACATACACACCTAAGAGGACTGGCCGTGCTGCCAGAGCTTGGGAAAAAGATGTCCGTGCAGGCAGTATGGAAGTCATCAATAGGACTCCATATGTGGGTTATCTTGAATTGCCCTATGTAAAATCGCGCCAGGCTCCCAAAGGTATCATTGGGCCTACGCTAACTTCAGTCAAAAGGAAACTTAAATGAACAAAGTATTAGATGCAGCCACTAGCCACTTCCGTGAAAAGATCTCAGGTGAGATGTCACAGATCACAGTTCCAGAATGGAACAACACCCGTGTCTATTTCAAGAAGTCAATCACTCTAAGAGAACAGTCAAGATTGATTGAATTGGCCAGCAAAGGACAGACAGTAGAAGCACTGGTAGAAACACTGATAGTCAAAGCTCGCAATGAAGATGGTTCAAAGATGTTTACTATCGCGGACAAGATGACATTCTTAAATGAAGTTGATCCTGCTGTGGTGATCCGTGTGGTCTCAGAGATCAATGATCAGGTAGGCAAAGAAGACACATTGGATGAAGTAGAAAAAAACTAACAAGAGATCCAGATCTCATGTTTGCCTGTAGACTAGGCAAAGATTTGGGTCTCACATTAGAACAGGTATTTGATATGAGTGTAGAGGAGTTCAAGACTTGGGCGGCATTCTACACTTGGGAACACAAAGAGACTAAGAAACAGCAGAACAAAAGGAGCAGATAGTGGCCACAGAAATTCCAGTAAAAGTCACAGCAGACACTAGACAGGCCGAGCGTGACATCAAGAGATTTGAAGACACGCTGAGAGACCTTGATGAAGTAGCTGGTCTTGCGGCCAAAGCCCTAGGTGCTATCACTGCCGCGGCTGGTGCTATGACATTTGCTGTGATCAAGACCCTAGATGCCGCAGGTGAACTGGTAGATGTTTCTAAGGCCCTAGGCATCAGTGCTGCCAATCTACAACAGTTGCAGTCAGCGGCCATGATGGCAGGTGTCAGCGGTGAAGCATTGAACCAAACACTGATCAAGATGAGTTCTACCCTAGGTGATGCACTGGCCAAAGGATCAGGACCTGCTGTAGAAGCCTTAAATCGCATGGGCATCTCTGTGCAACAGATCAACACACTGAGACCAGATCAACAGTTCAAGGCCATCACAGACAGTCTGTTACAGATGACCAATCCCGCAGAGCGTAATGCACTGGCCATGGATCTATTTGGCAAGCAGGGTCCAAGAATCCTAGAAGTAGCCAATAACCTCAAAGAAATTGAAAAAGTGCTCACAGACGCTGACTTTGCGGCTCTAGAGGCCGCAGGTGACAGCATTGACAAGTTAAAAGTAAGTTTTGATGTGGCACTGAAACAGGCTGTGGCAGCATTGGCTCCCTATATCATAGCCATAGTTGAATTGATCCGTGAATCAGCATTCCAAGGTCGTAACTTTGGTGAGATCATCATCAATTCTGTGATACCTGCGATAAAATTAGCCACACAGGCCGCGGTGATATTGGCATCAATGTTCGTGGCAGCGAAATTAGCCGCTGGCATCATAGTCGCAGTCAATGCCATGATAGGCATGTATCAGGCCATCAAAGTGGCCACTGGTGCCGCAGGTGTTCTAAATGCTGTGTTAGGCAAGAATCCCATAATCAAGATCCTAGGTGCCGTCACTGCCATTGCAGGTGCTGCCGTGGCTCTGGGCAAGGTAGATTCAGCCTTTGATGAACTAGATGCCAAGGCCAAAAAGGTCTTAGAAGACATCAATAAACGAGTTGAACAACAAAAGAATACCACACAGGGTGTGGTTGAAGCCACAAACAGGATCAATGAAGCACAGAAGAAAGTCTTAGATGAAGTCAACAAGACCATCCTAGGCTATGAAAGATCTGCTAGAGCACAGAGTGACAAACTGAAGTTTGGTGAGACTGAAAGCATAGTGCAACAGCGTATCTCTGAGATCACTGAAAAACTCAAGGCGCAGAATCTAGAACTCACAGCAGCCATGCGTGATCGTGTCCGTGCTGCCACTGAAGAAGAAGAGATAGCCAAACGCATATTTGACACACGCAAGACCATATTGGATCTTGAAAAACAGGCACAGGTAGCTCGTGGCGCTAATTCAGAACTGTTGACCATGCAGGACACCATCAAGAAAGCCACTGAGAATCGTGTTCTGGCAGAGCGTGGTAGCAATCAAGAATTATTAAATGAAGCCATACAGCAGGAAGCCGCATTAAAAGCACTTTATAAAGATCGTGTTATGGTCATAGCACAGGGTGCTTCAGAGCGTGGCAAGATAGAACAAGACTACTATACCAAGACCAATGAACTGGAATTCCTACGCCAGGAACTGATCCGCACAGGTGTCAGCACTGAAAGCCAACTGTTCCGTGATCTCAATGCAGAGAAACTGCGTCTGCAGGAAGACTATGTGCGTAAGAGTGAAGAATTACAGTTGAAATCTATTGAAAAGAGTCTGATGGCACAGAAGGGTGCTGCCGCACAGGCACTCAGTGACGGTGATCGAGCACTGTTACAGAAGAAAGGTGCTGAAGAGCGTCAGTCAGCCATAGTCAGAGAAAGAATAGAGTTTGAAAAGAAATCAGAATTTGAAAAAGCACAATGGAGCATACAACAGGGTGCTTCAGTATTTGCCGCCCTGGGAGCACAGAACAAACGAGCATTTGAAGCAGCCAAAGCATTTAACATAGCCAACGCTATCATGAACACCTATGCAGGTGCTACCAAAGCACTGGCCACTTATCCATGGCCCTTTGGATTGATCGCAGCCGCTGCCGCAGTGGCCGCTGGTCTAGCACAGGTCGCACAGATCCGTTCACAGACCTACTCAGGTAGGGCCTTAGGTGGACCAGTCATGGGTGGCACACCCTATATGGTTGGTGAAAGTGGTCCTGAACTGTTCGTGCCAGGCAACACAGGATCAATAGTCCGCAATGGTGATCTAGGCGGTGGCACACCTGTGATAGTAAATTTCCAGATCACTGCCAATGACACCACTGGCTTTGATCAATTATTGACTTCAAGAAAAGGTATAATACAGCAGATCATCTCAGATGCCATGCTGGAAAAAGGTAGGAGAAGCATGGTATGATGAATAGATACACTCAGGAGATTGCATAATGGCAGATCTAGCCACACAATTCCCCAGCAGTCCCAGTTTTGAATCAGTGAACTTCCGTGTGAACACACCCACGCAGATCACCAATACTATGACAGGCAAGATACGCAGAGTAGGCCTGGGAGTTTCATTTTACTCATGGGAAGTCAAGTATCCAGAACTGACACCCCTAGACTCAGGCACAGTCAGAGGCTATGTGGCACAGGCCCTAGGTCCACAGTTTAGTTTTGAGATAGTGCTGCCAAAGATATCATATACCAAACTCACAGGACAGACTGCGAATACACCAAGGACCTCCGCGTCCATGAGCATAGGTGCTACCAATGTCACATTGACCAATTGTGGAGCCAATGGCAAGGTATTGGCCGCAGGTGATTTCTTCCTTTTCAACAATCACACCAAAGTATATCAATGTGTCTCACCCTGCACCGCAGACGGTTCAGGCAATGCCACACTTTACTTTTCAGGGCCCTCAGTGTCAGCAGTCTCATCAAATACCAATCTTACCATAAATGCTGTGCCATTCACTGCGGTA